GTTTCCCAGTCACGATCGAGGTTAGTTAGTGGAATTCCAAACATCCATCCATTTTTATGAGCATAGTGGTATGTAAAATTCCAATCCCCAGGTTTATTAATAGGGTGCACTAGAGCTTTATTTAAAGGCAGGTTTTTACTTATATAATAATCATCATAAGATTCGGGCCAGCCACGACAATCAATAACATAGTCAAATTTATGTGTGTTGACCATTACCTCTGTGTTAGAATCTTTTAATAAAGCTATATCTTCATTAATAACTTTAAATCTTTCTTTGTATATTTTACTACACTGATCAAAAACAAAAGATTGTAGTTTGAAATTATTAAAATGCAAAGCATAATAATTTGGAAGTATTGGACTATGAAAATTTTTTTCTCTCCAATCTTTATAAAAAACAGAATATTTAATAGTGCAATCTAAATTTTCTTTTTCTAAAGCCGGATTAAATTTTATTGACTCCCAAAGAAGTTGGGGAAGTTGTATGTTACTACTTTCTCCTATTCCTAATATTTTTTTACTTGGATTAAATATGCAGGTAACATTAGCATTGGTATATCTTAAAAAATGACAGACGGACATGACCCCTACAGTCCCTCCTCCTAAAATAGCTATAGATCCTGAAACGTTCAAAGGTTTATTTCTTTGGTAGTTTGTAACCCTTAAACCAATCAGGTAGACCTAATAAAGGTCTTTTATCTAAATGGTTTTCTTTAGCTGTTTTAGATTTAGCTTTATTATAATGTAAAAATACTTGACCACAGTCTTTACCTTTAAAAGCTTCTCGCCAATGTTCTAAATCACAACCAGAATAAATTAACATATCTCCTGGTTTAAGGTCTACTTTAATACCTGCTTGACCTTTTTTACCTGTTGGATCAAGATAAATAGGCCATGGGTCACCTCCTAGATTTAATGTTGTAGATATTTCACATGAGTATCTATCTTTATGACGAGCAAGGACATCACCTTCTTTGTATATTCTTGCATAGGAATATGTAGGACTTAGTTTAATACCAGTGTGTTTTTCCATAACAGGTTTTACTTCTTGTAATAAAGTTTCCATTGCAATGTCTCCGTAATGTGAATAAGTGTTTGGTACTTGAGTATCATTCCACACACCCCAATAACTTGTAAAAGGTGATATGTATCTTTCATCAAATAAAACTCTTGCAACATTTCTTTTATTTAAAAAATATTTGTAAACAAAATCTGCTAATTCTTTTGATATTGCATTTTTTAATACTGTATATTTATTTTTCTTGAATGACATTTAATACTCCTTTTGGTATTGCTTGGCAGTTCCAATGTATAAATCTAAATGGATTATAGCCCATATCTACAATGTACTGATGGGGTAAGTATGATGGAAAGAACATCATTCTACCTGGTTTAACTTTATAGTTTATTGCTGACGATGCGTAAGTTACTTTTACTTTATCTTTTTCGGGTAAAAGATTCATAACATTGCCTGGTCTTGGATCTTCAAACATAGGTAATGATGTGGACTCATCTGCTTTTAAAAAATAAAAACCAGAAATGTGACCATTCCAATGTGTGTGTAAAGTATGGTGCCCGCCACCTTTTTTAGCAAACTCTTGCACCCATAATTCTGTAGTAAACACCTGGTAATTAGTTAAATCAAACCCCATCTCCCCTAACAAATTATGAGATGTTGCCCCTACATAATCTTGTAACTCTTTAAATTTAGGATCACCAAGTAATGTTGTTGAGTGAAATACGTGACCCATATCCCCTTTGTCACCAAACTCTTTGTTACGTTTATCTATGTCTGGTTTTAATCTTTTTTGTGACGCTTTAATATATTTATCAGATGCTTTATTTAATTTTTTAACAAACTTAGGTTCGTCAGCCCACCATATAGGACATTTAAAATATTCCTCTAATTTTAATTCTTTTGGAAAACTCATTTATATGGCCACCCTAAATTCCAAATAACTAGACTGTTTCTTTCTCCACTTTTAACTGGACATACTCTATGCCATACAAAACTAGGGAATACAACCAAAGACCCTTTAGGTAGTATTTCTGTGCATTTATGTATATTAGGTTTTTTATCTGGGTCTTTGTTTCTAAAATCAAACTCTAACTCACCACCTTTATAATTTTTTGGATCTGATAAAGTAACTGTTACAGATATTTTTCTAATTTTACCATGTGATTGGTCGTTTGGATGTTCTCTAACATAGGGTTTTTCCCAACTATCACAATGCCAATCATAATATTGACCTTTTTTATATTTTGTAAACTGACAGGATTCACTATAATCCCATTGAAAATTCCAACCTGCATTTACGTTTGCACTATGAATATATGGTTGTATTTCTTTGTAAATCCAACGATCATTCATCCAAACAATATTAGAGTCTCTTTTCTTTTTTAAATCTTTAATTTGTTTTTGATTTAATTTTTTACCGTCACCAATACCACCAGTAACTGCCATTTGGTCTTGCATTTGATGACCATACTTTACAATGTCATCACAGACCCTAGAAGGAACTGCTGATTGAAAATACCAATAATAATTTGTTAGGTTCATCTTTCTATATCTTTCTTATATCAATTATTATGTGACTGTCAAGGTTCCAGAAACTGTAAACTTAGCTATCTTATCTCCACCAGGGTGAGTTGAAAGTGTATTTGTACAAGGTGTAACCGCAAAAGTTCTAGCACTTGGTCCTCTAACAACTACAATACCGGATCCACCATTACCACCTTGGTTATTTGCTACACCAGCAGTTCTTCCAGATCCACCACCTCCACCACCAGTATTAGCTGTTCCTGCGATACCATCACCACCATCACCAGCATTTCCACCACCACCAGCTCCTCCAGATCCACCGGTTGCACTACCTTGAGCACCTGATGGAACACCACCACCGCCACCACCAGCATATGTTGTAGATGGACCTAAGATATCGTTTGGAGCACCTGCTCCTCCAGCTCCTCCAGGACTTCCTGATGCATCTGGAGTTTGACTTCCACCTGCAGCAGTAGCTCCACCACCTCCACCACCTTTACCAGAAGCTGCAGCAGTGCCTGTATTCCCTGGATTACCTTGAGGAGGACTAGTAGGAGGTGTGTTACCTGAACCACCTGGACCAGAGTTAGATCCTCCACCACCTGATCCACCATTACCACCTGTATTAGTATTATTTCCTGAACTTCCAGTTCCTGAACCACAAAATCCTGCTCCACCTCCACCACCAGCTGATTCAATTTTTACAGGCGCTGCTCCACAAACATTAAATATTGAATTAGTTCCACTACTACCTTGTGCAGGAGCAGGAGCAGTGTCATTGTCTACACCCCTTGTTCCACCAGCTCCTACTGTTACGTTATAAGTGCTTGTTGCACATACTCCTGTAAAACTTAAAACCGAATGTCGTAAAGGCGATGGACCAAAACCAGAAGCTCTATATCCTCCAGCTCCTCCACCACCTCCAGAGTTAGTAGAACCACCTCCACCACCTCCAGCTACTACTAAGAAATTTAAATCATAATCAATAACAGTTGATCCATCTGGCCATGTGCCAGAGCTTATAGCAGCAAATTGACTTTGCATTGACCACACACCACTTGCTTTGTTTAATTCTTTTACTATTACTATTCCTGAACCACCATTTGCTCCTGGACCAGGTGTGGGATGTGCTCCTTCTCCACCACCTCCACCACCAGTATTTGATGTTCCGGCAACTGCTCCACAAGGATTTCTTCCTCCTGCTCCACCACCACCAGTTCCACCATTTCCCTTAGCACCAGTTTGTCTACTATCAGATCCACCGCCACCGCCTCCAGCGTATACTCCTGAGTTTGGTATTCCTGGGTTAAAAGATGGACTAACATCTAAACCTGCACCACCGGGTCCTGAATTAAAACTTGATCCGCATTTAACAGCTGCAGTTCCTGCAGCTCCAGCTCCACCACCACCAGATGCAAGAGCAAAACTTCCTGGTCCTGCAGTTCCTAAACCACCAGGATTTCCTTGACATGCTGTTCCTACTCCTGCATTTGATGCGGGAGGAGTTACAGAACATCCTACTAATTTTATTTGTCCACAACCGTCTACAGTTGCTCCACCACCTGAACCTCCAGGTGCACAAGCACTTCCACCAGGAGCGGGTCCTGTTCCACCACCGCCACCAGTGGCTGAATATGTTGTTCCGCATGCTGCTAAAGAAGATGTAACACCTCTTACACCAGCATCACTGTTTCCAGCTCCACCACCACCAATAGTTGTTGTTACGCTTGTTTTAGCGTTTACTTCTCTATTTAATAAACCACCTGCACCGCCACCTCCACGGTCACCACCTCCTCCTCCGCCAGCAACAACAGCGGTTCTAACAACACGTGTTCCTGGTTGTAATGTAATATCTCCGGAAGATGTTTTAACGGTTTGTTTACTTTTTCCAAACGAAGTTTTGTTTATTATACCAATTATTCCGCCATTAGATCTGGCCATGTGAGTCTCCTATCCGGACACCCAAGCTGAACCATTCCAATCGTAAATTGTTTTTGGATCTGAAGTGTCGTTTGATTTAATGGCTTCCCAACCTTTAGTGTTGTCGGCCTGATATTTTGTATCATTCCATCTAATGGAATACCACCAATGATCATCCGCAGTCGGTTCTTGACCATCATCTATAACTGTTGGATAAGTTATTGGTGCTTGCCAATCATCATTAGAATCTAATGACCATGAAGCGTGAGGTTGTTGTGCTATGAATTTATCTTTTACAGGATCGTATACCATTCCAATTCCTGCATACATTTTTCTAAAATTATGATTGTAAGAAGTTTGTTTCCAAATACCACCATTAAAAAAATTAACACACCATGTTTCACCATCTACGTGCATGTCTGAAGGAACGCAATCGTTTCCTACAACTACTACTCTTTCAACTACTTGATGAGTATCTGATGTAAAACCTGTTGGATCTACTTTTGTTTTTAATTCTGCAAAATGTGCCATATTACTACTCCTTAAAACTATGTTTATAAGACATCGTCTTTAAAATGTCTATATATTAATTTGTCCAATTTCCTGCTTTAACGTTTTCATAAACTGAATTCATACTCCATACACCAGGAGCAGTTTTAACTTCAGGTTCTTTTATAATAACAACTCCTGAACCACCACTAGCATTAGCCGTTGATTTAGTTGGTGCAGGATATGGACTAGGAAGACCCGCAGATCCACCGCCACCACCGCCACCAGTATTAGCAGTGCCATTTATTGCATCAGTATTACAAGTAGGAGAATTATTACCACAGCCACCACCACCAAGACCACCAGTACCGCCGTGGTGTCCGTTACCTCTTCCACCACCGCCACCGCCACCAGCTCTTCTAACAGGAGATCCTGTAATACAACTTAGTGCTCCATTACCGCCTGCATTTCCGTTACCACTATTTGCAAAACTACCAGCAGATAAAGCACCTCCACCACCACCTGAGCCACCTTGATTTCTTTGAGCACCACCACCATCTTGACCTTGCGCAGGACTTACTGGAGGAGTATTACCTGAACCTCCATTATTATTTCCTGGACTTTCAAAACCACATGCTCCAGCTCCACCACCCGAGCCACCATTACCACCAGTACCATACATACCAGCTCCACCACCAGCAGAAGTTACTGGATTAGATGGAAAAGCTGCAACCGTATTTCCTCCAGCGGCACCAGCATTAGGACTTCCTCCGCCACCACCACCAATTGTCATAGTGTAACCCGTGGCAGCACAAACAGAAATACAAGTTGCTGTTCTATATCCACCTCCGCCACCACCACCAGATCCACTAACTGTTTCCCCGCCTCCGATCGTGACTGGGAAAC